CATTGTTATGCCTGATTGGCCTCCATAGGCGCCCTTCCGGGGCTAACCTAAACCTCGGCGTGAAACTCTACCCGAGGACGTAGCACTTCGTTTTCCTATACCCTTTGCTGCCCGGTAAAGCTAGCCGGACAGCCCCGCTGCCGTTGCACGACCCATCCCTGGGTTGGTGTGCGGTGGTTGCCTCCTCTACAGCTTCTTGGAGGCGACGCGGGTAAACCCAGGCAATACCGTCCTTATCTTTCCTTCCGAGGAAGGACTCACGCACCGAGGGATTATCGATCCTCTCTGGATACGGGGACATTAAGTATTGCTGGTATACGGGGTATCTTGCACTCCTTAGTACGTGCTCTCGCGAGCATGGTACAGGAAGCCACTTCTTAAAGAAGTAGCCGCTAAATCCGGCACGAGCACGGGTCTTACCCGCTGTCAAGTGCCTGGATGTCGCATGCAGGTTGTCTATGTGGAAATAACCGTCGCCATAGCCCGAAGGGCCGTACAGGCGCAGTCGCGGATGAAGCGTACGGCGTGTAGAAATTGCCGCGCGTTCAAATCCGTTTTCCTTGAGACCGTTTGCCAGCGTGATTGCATCATACGCCGACAGACGATCCTTGACATAAACAGGACGAACGTTGTATCCCAGAACGTAATCACATCCACAACTCTCGCGGAACGCACCAAACCAGAAAGACTTATCCTGGTTGATAACGAACCCGAGGGCCTCCAGAACCTCCATGACGCGCGGCGCAGCCCAACTCGGGCAGATAATATCGTCGCCGTACGCCCGCACACAGTCGTCGTCTTCGCAGACGGCGAGCGTGATTGCGTAAAAAATGAGGGTTTCGAGTGGAAAAGTGAAACCGTTCCCCATTGACGAGAACTTTTCAAGCCGGTGGCGGTAATTAATGCCAACACCCGCACCCGCAAGGGTGTAGGTGATATAAGGCGACCGCCCAGCCAGCAGAAGGGAGTACCAATCAACAGGTAATAGGTGCGCAACGAGACCTTTGGCAAGGGTATCAGAGGCGCTACTGAGGTCGATGGTTGCAAAGCCACCTGTGAGGCTACCGATTCGGGCCAGTCGTTGATTCTTTGACTGATCCGAGATGTCGAGCCCACACCTCCTGAGACGGTCGGCAATATAGTCGCCAAGGCCTAGCTGATAGAACGTATTCAGCATAGGCTCAACAACAATTGCTCTGTCCGTCTTCCAGTTCTTTGGGACGAAGCTCAACCTCCCGTCATGCAGTTCGACGGGTGCCCAATGGACATCCCCTTCTGTTTCGGGCAGCAGCCCGGGACACTCACGGAGGAGGGCCCCTGCCAGGGGAAGGAGGCTAGCACTACAAGCGATTGGGTCTGCGAGTTTGTACGCAGCCGACGCATTTTGTTTTTTCCTGGTGGTCGTCGCCCCCGGGCCGAACCTGAACTTTAGGTCGGCTAGGTGCGGGGCTTCCCCGAGGATCGTGGAGATTTTCCGTTGGGCTGAGTGCAATGCTCGCTCAACGTGCGGTCGGAATTGAAACCGACCCGCACTCCACAGTTCGAAAAGCGTATTCGTCTCCTTGCAGAGATTCTCCGCTTCTACGAATTTATCCAAGGATGCAGAACGACGGTCTACTCCGAGGTCGAGGTCGGCCCTTTTTGAAAACAGGGCTGAGACTTGACGGACGGTTCGACTATCGTCTGCGGAAAGCTCCGCGTAAGCAGGACTAAGGTCACACAGAGCACGAATATCACACCCAGCAACGTCACGAGTGACGCGGTCCCGAGTTGGGACGTGCTGGATGGAACGTGCGAGGTCCTGTGCGATCGCCAGAAGAAACGAGTTTGTTTCATCAGTACTCCAGGTGTCACCTATCGCGCCGAATTGGCGACTGTACTTCGTCTTGAAATGAGACATGGTACGTGATCCTTTTGTTTAAAGGGTTAGGTGGCAGACAACAGCTGGTCCATGGCTTCCGGGAGGAAGCCAGTTGCAACAGGCGCGACCGAAGTCGACACGTTGCCCAGCAAGTTGGTGAGGAGCTGTCGGGCGAGCCGTCGGCCAGTGATGGTCGAACGGGGATGCGCAAAGCTGATCGCTTGGAAGCGATCAACAAACGCAACCTTAGGCGCTGCCGTATAGCCGGCCGAGTTCTGGCCGGAGACGGACTCCATCGTTGGTACGTCGACTTGGGCGCTCACCTTCGTGACCCCACTCTTGAGCACCTCGATATTAACCTGCGCAGAGATCTGGGCGTACAGCGGGAGGGCAGCATTTGCCTCTCGCCAAAGCGCCGTGATCTTCTGTTTCTCGCGGGTTACCGAGACTGCTTTGAGGGTGTGGGAGACCGGGGTGGCTGCGCCGTCGAAGACGGTAATATCAGCGATTTGAGACATGGTATTTCCTTACAAAGGGTTGAGATTAAGCCAAAAATTTCAGCTTGGAAGTGAGGAGTGCAGCTGCTTGCGAAGCGTGGATAGCCGTTACGATCTTCCGGACCGGTTTAATGGTCGGGAAAGGTGCGTCAAGGCTTCCAACAACAGTACGTTGCATCCAGTGGTAGGTCTGCCAGGCACCAGAGAGACCGGTGTAGGTGACCCCACTAATTTTAACGCTGTTCGCAGTCGGTCTAGATTGACCATAGACACGACGGGTTTTGACGAAGTTGCCTGTGAGAGCGGATGAAACCGTGCGAGCGTCTAGATAGGCGCCAATCGGTATCACCCAGTCCAGCACAAAAGAGTACATGGTGCGTTCATACAAAAGGCTCGGGATGTCGTAAAGACCAACCAAAGCCGGAACGTTGACGTCGTACAAGTACGCCGTGATTGCCATGCCACTCCAGCCATACGTAAAAGATGGGTCATACTGAACCCACGTAGAGCTGGTACTCTTTACATCCAACTTCAGACGTCGTCTGGCACGGACGCGCGCCACAGGGGACCCGGAGGCCTCCTGCCATGCAAGATACCGCATGAGCGCGTCAGTGTCGTCAATGAGAGGCCGGACACCATAGATCCACCACAGATAAAGATTTGCCACTCCTTTCGGAAGGCCGCGCAGGGGAGAGATCTCTCGCTCCTTACGTGCACGCTCACCGCGGAACAACCACTGGAACGCGGCAGCCAGATCACCTTTTGCGAGGGAAGAAATACCCCACGCAAGGTTAGTCAGGTTGCCGCCCAGCATACGGTAAGTCTTATCCACCTCGGCCAGAGAGACGGCCATGTTGAGGTCTGAGCCCACCAACTTCTCGCGAAGCTTCTGGATGACATTGATTTCGTCGTTCGCACTCCACGGATCCGTCCACGTATGGCCGAACCCGTAGGATAAGTACGTTCCCGATCGAAAGTCATCAGTTGTAATGCGAGTGTTGAAGGCTTTGGTGTGGGTTTTGGTGTAATTGTGCAGCTCTAGTGAACCGTTGGCGGCAGCACGGGTCCTCTGGACCCTCAAGCTTTTGCCTTTGGCCACACGGAGCATATACGCGTACTCTAACCTGTCCTTTTTAGGGTCGATAGTATGACCCCACGCATCTTTCAATGGAGGTAAATCTTTCCACTTCTGTTTGCGAGGCATGACCAACGGCCAGTTGCCGCCGGTCCAGGATTTGTTCACAACAGGGCCCACCGTAGAGGCGGTCCCGACAGAGTACGATCCGGTAGTCATGTCTTACACTCCGAGCGACAGGGCCAGAAGCCCTGACCGCAGTAGCGCCTCACGGCGCGAACGAAACCGCCTAGCATCACGATCACTTCAGCTCGAGAGTTGAAGTCAAAGGGAGCT